CGGGGAATACCACTACCACATGGATGGACTGATAGTCACCTATTGGGACAAGTTGGTCGAACTCAAAGACAAATATTTCAAATGACATTACACACACAAATCTCCATCGATATCCGATGGGATTTTGTTACAAGACGCCCTGATAATTCAATAAAAGCGGATTTGCATCCCGAATATCCTGCGGCGTATACACATCGGTCATCAATAGCGACGAGTGCCGCGCCTGTTCTTTAACCGAAAGGGTATCATACCCAGCACGGAGCATCGCGGTAATTCCGGTATCCTTCAGACTATAAAATTTGTACTCTTTGGGAAAGTGGAGAGCAGGGCGGATTTTCCTGCTCCAAAAGTCACGGTAAGTCTTTTCGTTTACCCATTCCGGCCCCGGTCTAAAATCCTTGGAAAAAATATAGTAGGTACCCGGAGCATCAAAATACCCAAGTTCGGCCATCAACTCGATAATTTTCTGGGGTATAGTAACACATGCCGAACGCTTATTTTTCGAGATTGTATCGTCAATATAAACCGTCTGTTTACTGACGGATATATCACACAGCCGGAGTTTGGCAATCTCCTTCGGACGGATAAGCATGTAGTGCAGAAAGTAGCAAACCAAAAGGAAGTAGCGATTATTCTCTTGAAGCCAATCATGCAGGCGTTGCATATCATCCACAGCAATAACCTTACGTTCTTTCTTGAGCAAAGCCTTGCCAATACTAACCAACCCATCCGTCGGTTTTTCTTTGATATACAGATGTTGCACCAAAAAGGCGCTGAACGACCGAAGGAAAGCCAAATAATTGTTGCGTGTGCGTGGCGAATTTTCCCGTTCAATATAGACATAGTCCAGAAAACGAACACAGAAAGCCCGGTCGAATTGATAAACATACCGTATAGACACCCGCTGATTATCGTTCCATTCTTCCAT